GAGTGGATCAGTCATGACGAAGTGTGATAAATATGCAACCTCACCTAGAGCCTCACAGGTGAGGAAAGGTGAGGAAAGGTGAGGTAAAACACCCTTCCTCCTCACCCCACCCCCTAAAGGGGGTGAGGGGTGAGGAGGTGAAGGTGTTGGTTATGTGAGGTGAGGTGAGAGTGAGGAAACCAGAGGAGCAAAGCGATGGCACAGAGACCAACACGCCAGAAAAAAGATGACCGCATCCTGCACAAAGGAGCGACGGCCAATGAGATCAAATCGGACCTCGCGCTGGCACCCTTCGACGCGGCTGTCAGAGAGATGGATCGCAAGTGGGGCGTGGACCGCCTGCCCGAGCTTGTCTCGGTCGAGAGCGCGGCAAAGTGGGGCAAGGCAATGGCTGGCCTGAACGGAGCCATCGATGTCCATGATCCCGACAAGGTGAAGTTCTGGGTGGAGGTCTGCCTGCGCGGGCTTGCATCGATGGATGCCGAAGCCGTCAGCCTCGGTCGGCCTGTGTCGGACCCTGATATCTGGGAGCATGAGTATGAAGGCACTGTCTACGGCATCATCGCTGACGGGCGTGAATGGCCCGCCGCCTATGCCAAGAGACCGGGCATCGCCATCCACACCATGCGCGAGGTGGCCATCGCGCTGCATGAGCATCGCAATGGGCTGGTGAACGCGGCCAAGCTGGCATTCCCCGGCGCAGAGGTAAAACAGGTTCGCCGACCGAAGGCCGATCTGGAAGATGACTTTGACTTTCTCAGCGATGGAGTGATCGAATGAGCAACACGATCTACATCACCGGCGACACAAAACCGGATGCCTTCTACCACGCGCTGGCCGAGGCGCAGAAGGGCGACCGCATCGTCTACCATGTCGGCCAGCATTGCGGCGGCATTCATCGCCACGCAGCCGCCAGAGCCGAGACCGACAAGCTCGCCCTTCTCTTCTGCAAGCGGGCCTATGGATCAACCTTTGCATATTTGGCAGTAAAGCGTTAAGATGCGCGACAGACAATCTGCACCGTGAAGCGACAGAGCGAGGATAACATGCCAGCCGGACGGCCATCAAATTACACGCCAGAAATCGTCGAAAAGGCTTGGGCCTATGCGAATGGTGGGTGGCGAGAGGCGAACGATCCAGTTCCTAGCTTGGCAGGTTTGGCTTGCGATATTAACCTGCATAGAGAAACTCTCAGGCTGTGGGCGAAGGACGAAAAGAACGAATTTTTTGGCATCTTAAACAAAATCGCTCAAGAACAAGAGAGAAACTTGGTCCGTGGCGGTCTCGGCGGTGTCTTTAACGCGGCCATCACTAAGATGATGCTTACCAAGCACGGCTATTCCGACAAGGTTGAGCAAGACCTGACATCCTCAGACGGCAGCATGACGCCGCAGGTAATCGAACGCGTCATCGTACAGCCCAAAGACGATAATGCCTAAGAACCGCCTGCAAATCAGAACGGCAGCGGCCTTTGCGCCGCTCCTAAACCCATCCCGATACAAAGGCGCATGGGGTGGCCGAGGCTCAGGCAAGTCACGCTTTTTCGCAGGGCTTCTCGCCGAAGAGCATCTGATGTTCCCCGGCCATCGCAGCGTCTGCATCCGTGAAGTGCAAAAGTCCCTCAAGCAATCCGCCAAGAAGCTGATTGAAGATACTCTGCAATCCTACAACCTCGGCGAGGCCCAAGGCTTTAAGGTATTCCGCGAGGTAATCGAAACGCCCGGCGATGGCCTCATCATCTTCCAAGGGATGCAGGATCACACCGCAGACAGCGTGAAGTCGCTTGAAGGCTTCGACCGGGCTTGGGTTGAAGAAGCCCAATCCCTGTCCGACCGATCCCTCTCACTTCTGCGCCCGACAATCCGTGCCGAGAACTCTGAGCTTTGGTTTAGCTGGAACCCATCGCGCCCCACCGATCCCATCGACCAACTTCTGCGCGGGCCTGTCATGCCATCGGGATCGGTCGTTGTCCGGGCCAACTGGTCAGACAATCCGTGGTTCCCATCAGTCCTAGAGCAAGAGCGCCGGGATTGCTTGGAGAACCAGCCAGAGAGATACGGTCACATCTGGGAAGGCGAATATGCGACCGTTCTCGAAGGCGCGTACTATGCCAAACACCTGACCGACGCCCAGCTTGAGCGCCGGATCGGCTTCATCCCGCGCGATCCGCTGATGAAGGTCTACGCCTGCTGGGACATCGGCGGAACCTCGTCCAAGTCTGACGCCACGTCGATCTGGATCGTGCAATTCATCGGCCCCGAGGTGCGCGTGCTGGACTATTACGAGGCCGTTGGCCAGCCCTTCGAGGCGCACGTCAACTGGCTCCGGGCCAATGACTACGAGGAGGCTGTCTGCGTCCTGCCGCACGACGGTCGCAAGCACGACAGCGTCTATGCCGTCACGCCCATGTCCTACCTGCGCGAGGCTGGCTTCGTGGTCGATCTGGTGAAGAACCAAGGTGCCGGTGCTGCATTGCAGCGTATCGACGCAGCCCGTCGCCTGTTCCCGGCAATCCGCTTCAACGAGGAGACGACGCGCGGCGGGCGCGAGGCTCTGGGCTGGTATCATGAAAAGCGGGACGAGGTGCGCGGGATCGGGCTTGGGCCAGAGCATGACTTCTCCAGCCATGCCGCCGATGCCTTTGGCTTGGTGGCCGTCTACAAGGCCGGGATGGTGTCGGATGATGAGTGGTCATCATCCCTGAGACGCAATTTGAAAGGCATCGTGTGATGTGATAGGGTTTCGGCATCCTGCGCCAGAGGAGGCCATAATGCCACTCAAAAAAGGTTCGTCTGCCAAGACGATTTCTGCTAACATCCGCACGGAAATGAAATCCGGCAAGCCGCAAAAGCAAGCGATTGCCATTGCTCTCAGCAAAGCAGGAAAGGCGAAGAAGAAATGAAAAAGCCAGTGAAGTTCACCCCGTGCAAAGGCTGCCCGAACCCTGCCAAGTGCAAGGCAATGGGCAAGTGCATGATGAAGGGCAAGAAGTAATGCCCGGCGGTCTCTACGCTGCAATTCACGCAAAGCGTGAGCGCATCAAAGCCGGATCAGGCGAAAAGATGCGGAAGCCCGGCACCAAGGGCGCGCCGACTGCGGCTGCATTCAAGGCTTCGGCCAAGACAGCAAAGAAGGCCAAGTGATGGCAAAAACCCCGGCTTGGCAGCGTGCTGAAGGAAAAAACCCAAAAGGCGGCTTAAACGCTAAGGGCCGCGCGTCTGCCAAGGCCGAGGGTATGAACCTGAAGGCCCCGGTAAAGGCGGGCGACAACCCGCGCCGGGCGTCCTTCTTGGCTCGGATGGGCGGTATGCCCGGCCCCGAGCGTGACGAGGATGGAAAACCCACACGACTTCTGCTATCACTGAACGCATGGGGCGCAAGCAGCAAGGCGGATGCCAAGGCTAAAGCCAAGGCCATTTCGGCCCGCAACGAGGCGAAGAAGAAATGACCATCACGACCTATGCCACGCTCAAGACAGCCGTCGCGGACTTTCTGAACCGCGACGATCTCACGTCTGTCGTGCCGACCTTCATCGCCTTGGCCGAGGCTGACATGCAGCGCAAGGTGCGTCACTGGCGGATGGAAACCAGATCGACCGCCCAGCTTGACACGCAATTCAGCGCCATTCCGTCCGATTGGGCCGAAACAATCCGCTTCTACCTGACATCTGGCGAAACCGCGCGGCTTGAGTTGCTCAGTCATGCAGAACTCTTGGACCGCAAGCAGCGTGCCGGTGCCGTCAATGGCCAGCCCTACTACTACGCCATGACGGGTTCGCAGTTCGAACTCTACCCGGTGCCGGATGGGGTCTACACGGGCGAACTGCTTTACTTTGCCAAAATCCCGGCCCTGTCGGATGCTGCCACGACCAACTGGCTCCTGACAGACAGCCCCGATGCCTACCTCTACGGCGCTTTGGTTCACGCCGCGCCATACCTGAAGGACGACGCCCGCATTCAGGTCTGGGCTGCGCTCTATCAATCCGCCATCGACAGCCTCAACGCAGCCTCGGACAGCGCCCGCTACAGTGGCACGGGCCTCCGCATGAAGATTAGGAACGTGTCATGAGCCTCACAAACTCGTTCGAAACCAGCGTCCTGACATGGCTGCTGACCAACGGGACGCCTTCTCCCGCACGCCCGACCGCGTGGTATCTGGGCCTGTTCACGGCTGCACCGGGTGAAAGCGGTGGCGGCACCGAAATTTCGGGCAGCAACTACTCGCGCCAATCGGTGACCTTCACTGTGTCCGGCAATACAGCCTCAAACAACGCGGCAATCGAGTTTCCGACTGCATCGGGAAGCTGGGGAACTGTCACGCACGCGGCTATCTTTGACGCCTCAACCTCGGGCAACATGATCGCCTACGCCTCGCTGACGGCTTCCAAGGCCATCGACACGGGCGATGTCTTGCGTATCCCCTCGGGCGAGCTTGACGTGACGCTCGACTAAGGAGGGCCAGCCGTGACGACCTATTCGCCGGGATATGGCCGGGGCAGTTACGGCATCCGCCTCTATGGCTACGATGGAAGCATCAAGGACGCGGCAGCAACGGCTTCCGCGTCTGTTGCTGTTTCGGCATCAGCGGTTCGAATAAAGGACGCATCGGCCACTGTTTCGATTGCTGCAAGTGCATCCGCCGCATCGCAGCGTGTCAGGGAGGTTGGCGCCACGGTTTCTGTGGCCGCCAGCGTTTCGGCATCAGGCCAGCGTTTCCGTGAGGTTTCGGCTGCTGTGTCGGCATCGGCCAGCCTGTCCCTTGACGCGCAAAGGGTTAGACAGGCTTCTGCGGCGGCATCTTCGGCTGCATCCGTCTCCGTTGTTGGCGAGCGGGTTCGAGAGGTTCGTGCGGTCATTTCTGCTGCTTTGACGGCCACGGCGGCCAGCGAGGCGGTCATCAATGCGTCTGCGTCTGCATCCTGTGCCGCCAGCGTAACATCAGCTTGCGAGCGTGTGCGTCTTGCTAGTGCGTTGGCTGCAAATTCGTGTATAGTGTCGCTGACGGCGATCAAGAAGTGGGAGCCGGGTTCAGACACTGCGGAGACGTGGACGCCACAGGGCGACACATCCGAGGGCTGGACGGCTCAATCAGATACGGCAGAGACATGGACGCCGCAATCTGATACGACTGAGGCATGGACGCCTGTTTCGGACACGGCGGAAACTTGGACAGAAGCGGCATAAGGGCGGCTCAAAATGGCAGATACCACCACAACGAACTTCAGCCTTGTGAAGCCCGAAGTCGGCGCGTCCGAGGACACTTGGGGAACGAAGATCAACACGAACCTCGACAGCCTTGATACGCTGCTGGGCAACGGGTCTCCCATCAAGATCGACGCGGTAAATGACCGCCTCGGGATCAATACTGCGTCTCCTGCCGTAGCTTTGGACGTTGTAGGCGCTGCGAGCATCTCCGGCGACCTGACCATTGCCGACAAGATCATCCACGCTGGCGACACCAACACCGCCATTCGTTTCCCTGCGGCTGACACTGTGACGGTGGAGACGAGTGGGGCTGAGCGGTTGCGGGTGGATAGTTCGGGTAATGTGCTGGTCGGAACCACCTCCGCTCCTGCTACGGCGAGTCTGCTCACCTTGTCAGCGCCCGCAAACACACTTTACGGAACCTTTAATGCGGCAGGGCAGACATACAGTTACTTGACGATGCAGACGAGCGGAACGGATTTTGGCTACATTGGCCCCGGCGCTCTGGATTTGCCAGCCACTATGAGCATTGTTGCTGCTGGCGCTCGTTCTCTTACTCTTGGCACCAACGGCGCAGAACGTATGCGGATCACCTCTGCAGGCAACGTGGGGATTGGGACGACTTCGACAGCAGACGGGCGTCTAACTGTCCAAGCTGGTACATCCGCAACGGGGAACTCCGCCTTCTTCAACAATGTGGATGGTACGTACAACCCGTACCTACAGATACAGCATAGCTCCGCTGGCGTAAAACTTTTCAACAGCAGCAGCTTCGGCGGCGCGTCCAACAACCTGATTTTTGGTAATGGCGGCACAAGCGAAACCATGCGTATCGACGGCAGCGGGAACGTTGGCATTGGGACGACTTCGCCTAGCTTTGCAAGTGGGACTGGCCTTGCGATAAATGGTGGGGCTGGGCAAGGGCGGTTGGCGATCAAAAATAATGGTACAGGAGACGCTTCTACGGACGGCTTCCAGATTGCAGTGGGGACAGGCGGCGATGTTTATCTAGAGCAGCGCGAAAACACTTTTATGGGCTTTAGCACCAACGCCCTTGAGCGTATGCGCATCACCAGCGACGGGAACCTGCTGGTTGGGAAAACTACCCAAGACTTTGGGGCCACCAACGGTTTCGAGTTTTACAGCGGTGGAGGGGCTGACGATCTTCTGATACTGTCTCGCGGCAGTAACCCCCCGTTGCAGCTTCGTCGTAACGACTCCGATGGATCAATTCAAATGTTTCAGCGCGGAGGCACCACTGTAGGCTCTATCTCTGTCACCACGACAGCCACCGCCTACAACACCTCCTCCGACTACCGCCTGAAAGAGAACGTCCAGCCCATGCAGGATGCTCTGGCGGTTATCGCCCAGTTGAACCCTGTGACCTACACATGGAAGGTTGACGGCTCAGACGGCCAAGGCTTCATCGCGCATGAACTGCAAGCTGTGGTTCCTGATTGCGTGACGGGTGAGAAGGACGCTGTAGATGCCGAGGGCAACCCGCAGTATCAGGGCGTAGACACCTCGTTCTTGGTCGCCACTCTCGTTAAGGCCGTTCAGGAACTCAAAGCCGAGGTTGATAGCCTCCGCGCCCAACTTAACCCATAACCCCGAAAGGAGGATCACGATGGCGCAGAAAACACCGCAAACCATCACGATCAATGGAACTGATTTTACCGAAGACCAACTGACGGACGAGCAGAAGATGCTCATCAATCACGTTGCTGATCTGGACCGCAAAATCGGTTCGACACGGTTCAACCTTGACCAGCTTCAGGTTGGCCGTGATGCCTTCGTCAACATGCTCACCGCCTCGCTGGCACAAGGAGAAACCGAATGACCGCGACTATTACTTGGAAGATTTCCCAACTCGACCGCAATGCCGCTGATGGTGGTGTGACGACCGCTCACTGGACCGTGACTGCCGTTGAGGGTGACCACAGCGCCTCCGCATACAGCACCGCAGGCTTCACCCCTGACGCCACCGCAGCGGGCTTCGTGCCTTATGCCAGCCTCACCGAAGCCGACGTTCTGGCATGGGTCTGGGGTTCCGTGGACAAAGCCGCCGCAGAGGCCAGTCTGTTGCAGCAGATCGAAGCTCAGAAGGCACCTGTCACCCTGACCGGGACGCCGTGGTAAAATGACGACCGAGATGCTCTGGAGCCTCGGTCTATCAGCAGCACTCGGCCTCATCGGCTGGGTGCTGAAAAACCACGTCGAGGAAGTGAAGCGGCTGCAAATCCTGCTGAACAGGACGCGCGAGGAAGTAGCCCGTGACTACGTTACGCGGGCCGACATGCACACCGACATGAACCGGGTCATCTCTCGGCTGGACAACCTTGACAAGAAGATCGACGAACTGATGCGGAGCCTTAGCCGATGAGACTGGCACTCGTCCTCTTGGTCGCTGGCTGCGGCCCTGTTACTGTATCGTCCGTGGCCTACACGACGGCCTGCCCGAAAGGTGACCGCCAGTGCGAGATCAGACAGAACGCGGTTCTTTCTT